CTGAAGCTATTATTCCTAATGCTATATCGGTAACTTCAATCCCTGATCCAGTTTTATCAAATATAGTTCCGTACTCACCTACTGCTCCCTCCTGCATATAGTTACCAGCAGTTTGCTGAGGATCATACACACCTGAATGGTACATATCCGTAAAAGAACTAGGCTGCCCCGGATCACCTATGTTTAAAAAAAGAGTTCTACCTTTGTCATCTTTGTAAAACCTAGGTATACCTTCATCTTCTAGGAACTGATTGATTACAGCATTGTATGCTTTTAGTTCTTCAAAGTAATTAGTGAAAGCATCTTCTACATCAGCACCTTCCATACCACTAGGATCAGTAGATCCTGTGGCAGTCATTCCTGACTCGTCTGCCCCATAGAAGCGAGGCATATTCTTTACTAGCTCTCGTAGTCTAGCTAGTTGTGCTGTAGTTAGCTTAGGTGGGCCACCCTCTTCCTGCTCAGTGTCTTCTTCAGAATCGTCAAGTATTCTTCCTCCAAAAAGACTTAAGGAAGCAGCGTCTTCAAAAGGATCACTGTAAGCAAAGGATGCGTAATGTCCCGGCACTACTTCTTACCCCATGTAGATAAAGTCTTGATGCCAAAGCTAGCTGATATTGCACCACCTAGGAATACTTTGTAGTAATCAGGCATGGTAGCTAGCACGTTAAAACCTTCCTGCACGTAAGGAACCATGCTAGGTATAAAAGCACAAATGAGTGGCAAGCTGAGTATAACAGCAAACCACTCATCTTTCCATGAGGACTGAGATCCTTGAGCTTGCATGGTTTCCCAATCAGCGTCAGTCTCTATACGCCTCATCTTCGACTCATGTACAGCCTTTTTCTCGTCAGCTTTATTTTGAAAATAAGATCCGACTAGGTTTGTTATTGGGCCTATCAAAGACTGTAGCATTCATCTCCTCTGTGTGAAAAGCTTAGGGGCTACCCGAAAGTAACCCCATCAGCTTAGTTGGTGTTAGCCAGCAGGAACAACCAGCGTTAGACCAGACTCAGGACGCAGTACAGCTTTGCCGTACAGCATATCTGAGGTAAACAAGTTAGCAAGGAACTCTTGCTTGTAAGTTGTTTGAGATCTAACACCCATTTGCTCTACTAGAACAATAGCATCTCTGTGTAGGAGCATAGCACCTAGAGAGTCTACTGAGCTAGCTGAGTTGTCTCCAGCAGCCTCAACAGTTGGACAGTTGGTGCTGACAAAGACATCAATACCGTATAACTGACCAATTTGACCACCGGGAACCTGACCGCTGTTAACGAAGTCTGAGCTTACGTATCGGTCAATCCCCATGATCGTGTTACGGACAATAGGCGGGACTACAAAGAAGCGATTGTCCATAGGCACGTCTTGGTCATCCAGCTTTTGAATGATGCCACGGAAACCAGCGTCAGTAAATACGTCAGCGGAAACTACCGTGTCAGCAGTGTAAGTTGAAAGACCGTTTGAAGCGTCTACAAAGAACGTACCTGCGTTGTTGAGGTAAGTCGTGCTAGTCGTACCTGAAGTTCCCAGACCCGGCCCTAGAGCTGAGAGATCTGAGTCAACCTGAGTAGCCAAAGCGTACCCAGCATCTTCAGTGTAAAACTGACGCAACGAAGCCAAAGCCTGTACTTCAGTAATGTCTTCGATCAAACGAGAGTACTCGAAGTGTCGATTGACTGTTACCTGTACTTCACTTTCCGTTGCGTTTTGAACCGTAACGGCAGTGTTTTCAGATTTAGCATTCGCTGATCCACGAGTAGGCTTAGGAATGTGAAGCACATCACCTTTCTTGCCTTCCATGGACATTCTCTTAACGAGGTTAGCAAAAACCAAGTTCTTCTCATACGAAGCTATAATTTCATCAGACCAGATTTCTGGGATGAAAGTAGCTGCGCTAGTGTTGTCTACAAACCCTCCAGTGGAAGGATATGTTGAAGTAGCCATCTAATTTCCCCTTAATGGATAATTATTTGACCCTGTTCTCTGCATAAGCCCTGAGTATTTCATCAGAAAGCGAAGCATATCTATCAGGGTCAGTTTTCATAAGTTTAATAATGTCTGCCCTTCGGTAGATTTTCTTTGGAGACCTTTCAGTGCTACCGCTTGCACCACCAGTGCTGGCTGCTCTAGCTGTTTGTTTCCTACTTTGTTTCTCAGCTTCAGCAGTTTGCGTTACTATCTGTTGACGTTCCTTCCACAAAGTGAAAAGCTCGTCAGCAGACTCATGGTCGTACTGTTGGTCAGCAGCTACAAACAACTTTGTCCTAACTGGAGAAGCCTGTATCCATTCTGCAAACTTACTGTCTTTCAGTATAGTTTCCATGTCTGGATGCTTTGTCTTCAGCACATTCAAAGCCGTAGCTTGTTTGTACTGAGCACTCAGCGTTTCAGCTTCTTTGATCTTAGGATGATTTGCAATCCGTTGATCTATAGCTTTGTCTGGTTCCGTAAAGAAATCTACTTCTTCTTGGACTGTTTGTTCAGGTTCGTTAGGTGTGAGTTGTGTTTGGATATAGTTGTCTACAACTTTTCTAAGCTCACCTACTTCAGAACTTTGTCTGCCCAAAAGCTTTTCAGCCTCTTGGTGCATTTGTACTAAGTCCTGAACAGACTTACCCTGATACTTGTCAGGTAGTTGAGGTTCCTCAGGAGTTGCCTCTGGTTCTTCCTGTTCCGTATCGAAAAGTTGATCTTGCTGCGGTTGCTCTTGTTCCTGAACTGGCGGTGCAGCATCCTCACGCTCTAATATTTTAGCCATCATTAAACTCCGTACCCTATAGTATTGTGGAGAAAGTAGAAAGGGTTCTAGCTATGAACTTTGCTTTCTTTCGTATTTTATGTGACTATCTCTAGCCTTAGCCCAACGCCGTGTAGCATCAGGAAAGTGACCACTGATAGGATCTAAAGAAGACCTAACAGGTGAGATAATCCTAGTAGCACTATAACCGCATTTATTACACCTGACGGTGCGCTTGTTTTCGTCTACTAGCTGCTCAAAAACGTGTCCGTCAAGACACTTGAAATCATACAGTTTCAGCATCAGATTTCTTGGGAAGCGGACGCTGCTTCTGCCTCAGCTTTTTCTTCCTCATCAGACTCCTGTGCGTCTTTTTCAGCATTTTCCATTTGAGCTGGTAAGTTAAACAGAGTTGCAAGAATCGCCAGTTGTCCTTTACGGAAGTGTAGATTCTCTACGTCTGTTGTCGCTTCAACTGAGTTTATTTGCGCTACGTTTGCCTGTAGATCTGCTAGTAATTGTTTCCAACCAGCAGAGTTAAACAATTCGTTGTAGTTAGCAAAGTATTCCTCTAGTTCTTTAGTCATCTTTTGTATTCCCTTAGTGTCTAAGATACAATTTTTAGTATAGCATACTTTTAAGTAAAAGTCAAGCTTTTTCTAGTATCCCATACCTCTTCTTTTACCTCCCATTGGCTTCTTCTTCTTTTTGCCATTCATTGGGGGTCTTCCTCTTTTAGTTCCGTAAGTTCCTTTTCCTCCGGGCATAGTTTTCTCCTTAGGCAGTTAACATTTCCACCGTCTTCTAGCTTGCCTAATTCTAGAATTCGGATCGTTCCGTGTTTTAGCGGAACTTCTCTTTAACTGTCCTAGAGATCTAGCACAGTATGACTTACGTCTTTTAGCAGCTTTACTACCGGGCTTTACTTTACCAGTGACAGCAGTTTGAAGCTTAGAGCCGGGATTGGCTGCTCTGTAGGCTTTTACACCTTTTTTAGTCATCCCTGCACCAGCTTTAGTAGGACGATAGTTACCGCCTTTGCCTGTGGTGCGTTTTATAGCTCTTGCTCTAGTTCCTGCTCTTTCTGCCATTATGCTGCCTTGGATGTAGTTTTCTTAGCTGGTTTCTTCTCAGCTGCTTCTAGCTCTTTGATTCTATTTTCAAGCTCTTCAAACTTAGTATTAATTTGTTCTACTACTTGTTGAAGTTCTGTTCTCGATACTACCATAGATTATCCCCGGTTGTTAGCCTTTAGGTCTAGTTCTTTTTCTTTGAGCATAGTCTGTGCAATCTTCAGCCTACGTTCAAACTCCCTGTCGTCGTCAGTGCCTTTCTCTAAGTTTGTAGTGACAGCTTTGATTCTGTCTATTTCAAGCTCTTGAGGTGCTATCTGAGTCTCTACAACAATCTTCTGTGCTCTAGCCTGAGATTCAGCAGCTTGTCCCTGCAATGCTTGGGTCTGCGATTGCTGGAACTGTAGCTGTGCTTGTTGTGCAGCCATAGCCATTTCTTGTTGTTCTGGAGTAGGTTGAGATTGTTGTGCTGCTTCCTGTAGTCTTGCAGCTAGCTCTTCTCTGTTAGCCAAGTTCATGTTGTCTATGATTGACTCAATCAGTGTGCTGTACAAAGGTGAGTCCTGTGACATAGTTTGTAGGAGCTGTACAAGTTGCGTTACCTCGTACTCTCTAGCGATAATGCCTAGGCTAGACGTAGCGTTAAACTTAAAGTCTCTAACAGGATAGCTCTCAGGATCAAACTGCATATATCTACACGCAGCTTTCTTTACAAAAGGTATCAAGAAACGATCTTGGAAGTTTATCAGTGTGCGCTTGTGACGCTTAATAATAGCCCCAAGAGACATACTGATACCAGCAGCGGTAGCT